ATTAAATACATTGTATCATCACAACATTTGACACAGAAAGAAGATGGTGTCAGGAATATGAAGAGATGTCTAGAAATTATTCATACCAAGTTGAATTTGTTCAGACTAGTAAGACCCGATGAAAATATGTTTTCAAAAGATATTGAATTGAATGTACAATTCCCATTTACTGTAGATACAAAGGCAGTAGATATACTCATTAAAAATGAAGAAAAACAATCGCAAAGTTTATTGTCTATGTATATTTAAACCCTTGAAGAGTCGTATATCAGTAACGATTTGAAATGACGCCCCTATGGGGCTTCCCATTTTACACCGATGAAGATTTGAAATGGGACACGCCCCTGAAAGGGGCGTTCCATTCAATTCATTTATCGGTAACTGTTGCCATTGAATCTCTAGTGGGACGCCTGAAGGCGTCCCATTATAAATCTTCAAGGGTGTAAATCTTCACTGGTATAAACCCTTGCACTAGTATAATTTCATGTATAATTATGTATAGTCAAAAATAGTATATATTTCATAAAATAAAATATATATCGTGCATATTTTTTTATAGCGGTGATCCAGCAATGACACTTGGAGTTCCAGTTGCATTCATTCCGCGTGTAGATAATTGTTTTTTCATGTTCTCATCAAGTTGTAGAGATCCTTGTGAGTTATAATATCCATATCCTTGTCCCTCCAAAGAACCCTTTGCTTGAGAATAGATATCTACCTTTTCTGGTGGAGAAGATGGATTGCAAAAAACACCATATCCATTGTATCCACCGACGCTTTTGCAGTCAGATTTATCACCATTGATTGCAAAATTCATTATAGATCCATCTAGTGCCGAATTATCGGTTGCACTGGAATATTCGAGAGGGGACATGCGAGGACTAAATCCTTCAAATTTTGCTGCTCCACTGATAAGAGTAGATGAATATGGCACATATGCAGGTGTGCTAGAAAACCATAATGCTATTATAATAATTGCGATAAATAATACAGATACAATTATAATATCGTTCTTCATTATACATAATTATAAGATTAAAATTTTACTAAATTCATACAATTATAATACCAAATACCTAATTTTTCTTTGTCTTACTTTTTATTATTATTTTCCTCTTTTTCCTCTTTTTCCTCTTTTTCCTCTTTTTCCTCTTTTCTGGAGAATAGAATGTCCGAAATTATATTTGGTGGTTTATATTTTGTAGCTTTGAACGCACCATTTTCAATATGCATTTTGAAAATATATTTGTTCATTAGGTATTTTATTTTCATTTTCCAATCCGTAAATTCTTCATATTTTTTTTTCAAAACATTTTTTATATCGGTTTTCAAATCATCTAAAGATAGTGAAAATGTGGATGCATTATTTTTGATCAAATAATTTGTTTCATTTGTTTTGTATTTGAAAACAAAATATAGTTTATAAAATACAAATACACCAAGTATAAATATAATAATAAACAGTTTGTATGATATACTGAATTTTGTATATATTGTATCGTCTTTTAATGTATTCATATTCGCATTGACAAGATTAGGTTTTTCATTTGCTATGTAGTTGGTATTATTGTCGATCGGTTTGTCGATCGGGTTTTCATTTGTATCTATAATTGAATTTTGAATTGGTTTTTGATTATCTATATATTTATCAATCATGAATTTATCCATTTTTTTAGTACTATATTATAGTATATTACTTATATTTATTATAAATACAAAACACATATAAATAATAAATAAATATTAATAGTATATATGTCTAAAATTACTCCAGAAGAAAGTCTAAATCTTAAAAGACTATTGAAAGATTCACAAGCAGAAGATAATACTGAATATATTCGCCGTGTAAAGCATAGCGAAAAAATTAGAGACGATATTCGAAAATTAGACAAATTCAAAAAAGACGAATCTATACTTTACACCGAAAATCGTGATCAGTTTAAAGAAAAGGCGCAAAACGTATGCAATTTTTTGTTTGTGAATTATACAGATATATTTAACAAGGTTGTAGCAGACGAATTAGATTTAGCTATTATGAGTAAATTATTGGTGGTTCTTAAATTAATTGAAGAAAATAAAGTAGACCAACATGAAGGGTCTGTTTTAGTAGGCAAAATTTTGAAAGAATTATATGTTGATTCCGCATTAAAACGATGCGATAATTTGGACAAAGCAAATAGCAAAAAAGAAGATATGGATTCGCAAGAAAATAAATATGCCACTTCAGAAATAAAACCCATATCATGGAATGAATGGAAAAATAAAAAATAAAATAAATAAAGGAATTAAACAGAATATACTATACAGTGTATATTAGTGATGAATTTTCTTTCTTTGTTACGAGACAATCTAAAAAATTTTGCTATTCTAAAAATTGCAATCAATCCTAACAAACCAGAATTGGTAGATATATATAAAAACCATATTGAAAAACACAATACATCTATTATTACAGATCCTTTTCCTAATGCCGGTTTTGATTTGTTTGTTCCAGATAAAACCGAAATTACCAATACTATATCACCCGCATCATTAGTATCTATGGATGTCAAATGCGAAATGTTAAATCAAAATGGTGATAGTTGTGGATATTATATGTATCCACGATCATCAATATCAAAAACATCATTGATGCTTGCAAATCATACTGGTATTATTGATTCAGGATATCGTGGAAACTTGATTGGTGCTTTTCGTAATTTAGATAGTTCTACTCCATACATAATTGAAAAACATGCGCGATTATTACAAATATGCCATCCATCGTTATATCCAATCCATGTTGTCATGGTAGATGAAAGTGAATTATCAACGACTTCCCGCGGTGAAGGTGGATTCGGTTCTACTGGTATGTAAATTTTCATAGTATTATACTATTGTATTATTGGTTCATATACAAGAATAAAACAAATATATTGATTTTTCAAATAAAATGTTATTATATACATTTATATAATAACATGGCTGATATAAAGATTTACAAGGGAAAGTCTTTTACAATCAGTAAACCAGAAAAAACAGTAACATTGGATAAAGATAAAGACAAAAATATATATAAAAAAAGGAATCAAAAGGTCATTGCGTTTGATTTAGATGAAACATTGGGTTCTTTTGGAGAACTTTATATTTTGTGGCAAGCTATAAATATACATATTCATAATGAAAAAAACCATGAGCATCAATCATACAATATGGAAATATTGTTTCAAAATTTGTTAGATATATATCCGGAATTTTTACGGCACGGTATTTTGAATATTTTGGCCTATCTTTACAATAAAAAACTTAGAGGCGAATGTTCAAAAGTATTTTTGTACACGAATAATCAATGTTATGGAGAGGACAATTCAAAATGGTTGTCATTTATAACCGGATATATAGATTCCAAAATATGTTCTCAAAAAATTGTTTTATTTGATAAAATAATTTGCGCATTCAAAATAAACAATCAAATTATTGAACCACTTAGAACCACACATAATAAAACATATAGCGATTTTATAAGATGTTCTTTATTACCAAAGACAGCCGAATTATGTTTTATTGACAATACTTATTACAATAAAATGATAAATGATAGGGTTTATTATATACAACCACGTTCTTATTATCATGCACTGTCATACCATGAAATCATGAATCGTTTTAAAACGCAATGGAAAACTCCTACTTTAGATTCTTCTTTTATTGAATCATGGTTCTCAAAATATTCTACAGGTTCTCAAAAACATACAAATTTAACGGATGACATTATGGTTTCTCAAAAAATCATGTACCATTTGAAAGAGTTTTTTTTATTGTCCATAAAAAGAAAAAAGACTAAAAAATTATCCGTTCGGTTAGGAAAATTTACTAGAAAAACGAGAACCAATGTTTGAGAATAAATTGAAAGGGGGGTTTATTAGTATCGTTTATTGCATATTTTGTAGATTTTTTATATATTGAATATATTGATCTATCTACACCTTTGCACCTTTACACCCTTGAAGATTTATAATGGGACGTCTTCAGGCGTCCCACTAGAGATTCAATGGCAACAGTTACCGATAAATGAATTGAATGGAACGCCCCCTGAAAGGGGCGTTTCCCCATTTCAAATCTTCATCGGTGTAAAATGCCGATTATATATTGTAAATAATGAATAAAATAGATACTAGAATTAAATCTTGTGGTAAAACCATTTTTTTTCGTTTTTTAGTAGATATAAGGGTACAACTTTGAGAAAAATCGCGACAAAAAAAAAGATATTTTACTACAGTAGTTATGGTTGGTTTGTGGAATAATAATATACAAAAAAAACACAGAGGTTCTCAAATAATGCAATATAAAGTGCAAATTCAGGGTTAAGATTTTTTGTTTTTTCTGGTACAATATTTATTTTGATTGTAAAATACCAAATAATGAACCACAAAGAATCCAATAAGAGAAAAAATAATCTATCCGCAAATATTCATTGTCAATTCTATATATATCATATATTTTTATGATATATGTATTATCTGTATTTACCAAAGTTTATAGCTTGATTTTTTAGTGGTTCTCTTTTTTGATTTGTTTTTTCCACTAATGTTTTCTACTTGAGGATTTTTGTAACCAGATAAATCAATATTATATATTTTTTTTATAGTACTTATCATAGTTTTCAAATCTAGATTATTTGCATTATCTTCAATATAGGTTATGATATTCTGTTTTGTGTTTTCATTATCAACATTTTCGTCTACATAATCTAATAGCAAGTCCATATAACTAGCTTTATCACTACCTACCTTTAGGGTCTTTGCATTACGCATGCTCTTTTTCTCTTTTTTTCCAACTGTTTTTGCATTTCCCTTGTTTTTATATTTGTTCTCATATTCCATCTTAAATTCTTCAGATTTGAGAACATCGGCAAATGATTCAATACCATTTTTTCCCTTGTTTTTGCGATAATATTCGCCAGCAGCCTTTGCCCACATAGTTACCTTTCTTGCCATTTGTATATAGTATCAATATATTTTTTTGCGTTTTTTTGATTCTTGTATATATTTGGTTCTATTTATTCTTATACATCGTTTTTCTCCATATAATCATATGACATGACTATTAACTGCTCTTCCATCGTCATTTTTTGAAATACTAAACAATCGTCAAATTTAATATAAAAAAACCTGTTTGCATTATTTCTACATAATAAAAGGATACCCGAGTTCTCTATTTTTATATTCATTAAAATACCACCATTTGTCAAACTAAGTTTTTTGAATTCAGTTTCACTAGACTTTTTTATCCAACGCATCATTTTCCCATTTCTTAAATCACATACTCTTTCTACATATCTATACCCTGAAAGTCTATCGCAAAAATTTTTTGCCAACTCGTTTTCAATATTCAATTCTGTAATAGCATCAAAAATATCATTTGTAATAATTGCTAAAGTTTTGTGTTCCAAGTAATTATTGTCTTCGTTTTCTATTTTTGACAATAAAGATTCAATGTCTATGGATGAAAACAGCGATGGATCAGTCAATGCATTTTCATATATTTCCTTGCACCATTTTTCATTTATTATATTTGTTTCTGTAGAAGAATTATATGCAATAGATTCATCAGTATGAATGGTTTCCATTACAAATATATACTAATTACTTTTTATTAGACTTTATATTTTATACTTTATTGGTATTATATTATATAATTCAACAACCACTACATTCAATAATAAAAATGTAGCACAATAAAAAATAATAGATGCATCTAATTTGGTAATTTCATGAATTTTACTGAACGGGAAAAAACGCACGATCAAAAATATACAAACTACTAATTGTACAATTGTACTGAAAACGCGAATATATGATTCGTCTATATACCATATACCCAAAAACACAGCTAAATAACTAATATGTAAAATAACAATACTTAGATTGAATATAAACAATTTCAAATCGTGGTTATTCATATATAGAATAAAAATATATTAGATATTTTTTATTTGTATTCTATAAATGATTGCAAATAAATACGAAATGGGCGAAGAAATAAAACGTGGTGCTTTTGGATGTATTTTAAAAGGATTTTTTATCAAATCTGTACGCAGAAGTAATGAAAATACAAAAGTAGATGATCCAATAGTATATAATAAAACGCGAGAACCAGTTGCAATAAAAATAGAATACGGTGGTATACAATCCCTAAAACATGAAGTCAAAATGATGAACTATTTGGCGACATCTGGTGTTAAACATATCCCGAACATATATTGGTATGGTATTCATAATTCACAGCCTTGTCTAATATTCACATTATATGAATGCTCTCTTTTTGATTATATGAACCAAAAAACAATGTCTGTTGAGAAAATGAATATGTTAATGGTAAAAGCGATTGATATACTAGAACATATTCATCGCGTGTATGTTCTCCATCGGGACATAAAACCCCAAAACTTTATGATAAAAAATGGCGATATTTTTCTAATTGATTTTGGATTAGCAACATTTTATATTGATGAAAATGGACAACATTATCAAGATAAACTAACAGATACAATTATAGGAACACCCAAATTTGTAAGTATAAATATTCATAATGGACATAGATATAGTCGTCGTGATGATTTGATATCATTAGGATATATGTATGTGTATATGATACTAGGTAATGCAGTATGGTACTCAAATACAAATGAAAAATCAAATAAACAATTCATTGATATTGAACATCCTATAAATCAACTACTAAAACAAAATAAACAGTATGAAATATTTTCATCTTTTTATACATCGTTTGAGTGTTCTCAAATAAATAAATATATACAATATACCTATGGATTGGGATATATAGATAATCCAAAATATATACCAATGAAACAATTATTTTTTACAGGTGAATAAAATATTTTCATTTTTATCCGTCATTTCATTTTATCCGTCATTTCATTTTATCCGTCATTTCATTTTATCCGTCATTTCATTTATCCGTCATTTCATTTTATCCGTCATTTCATTTATACTTTTATACTTTTTACATAGTCTTTTAATTGATAATAAACAGAATTACTTCCGTTCACAATATGCAATGTATCTTCCATTTTTTGTTTTAAAAGTCCTGCAAATGCCTCATCATCCGTATAAGAATCTTTATTCAATATATTCAACATATTTAATGTAGCAATATATTTTTGTCCATTTGCATTCGCAATAGCTGCTTTTACATCTTCATTTGTACTTTTCAATTCGGTTATGCTATCTAATTTTGCAATATTATTGGTTCTTTCATCACCTAATATAGATTGAAAACGGATAGAATCAGCATTTGATACTGTAATACTACTTATTTTTTTTACAACATCAGCACATATAGTATCAACTGTTTTATTGTATTTATCCAATTCATTATTTATTGTTGTAATAGATGCACCTGATAATAATCCTTCTTTAGTATTCTTATATGACTTTATATATAGTGAAATTGCTAAAGAAATAATGACAAAAATGAGTAAAAATCCAATAATTTTCCATGTATATAATTTAAATTTGAAAAATTGCATGATTGCTTTACCAGTTACCTTCATATATATATATATGATATATTTTTTTTACAAAACGATATAAAAAGGTTTCCATATAAATAGATATAGTTGAATACTATGAGAAGTGATACACAAACAGATAGACTTATTGGAAAGGTAAAATGGTTCAATAATAAGGCGGGATATGGATTTATTACAGTTAGTGATGGTGATCTTGCAGAAAAGGATATCTTCGTCCATTATTCAAATATCAATGTATTGAATTCACAGTACAAGTATTTGGTTCAAGGTGAATATGTTGAGTTTTTATTAGCAAAAACCGATGGAGGTGCTCATGAATTTCAGGCAACTGAAGTTACTGGTATAAAAGGTGGTTCAATTATGTGTGAAACTCGTCGTGTTTCTCGTGAATTAGATACTCGCGAAATGCCTGCTGATACCAGACCTGCTCGTAGACCATTACCTCATAGAAGACCAATGAATAAACACAGAAATGGAAATATATCAACTGATACACCGTCAGTAGATGACGAGGGTTTTACTACTGTCACTAAGAAGACAGATAAGAGAAAATAAATACATTATCCCCCCATTTACACCTTTTATTTTCTATAACAAAAACTACATAAATATACAATGTATAATTATATATTTATGACGATATCTGATAATAAATTGCCAGTACATGTGCAAAAAATGATAAAGAGTATACATGACATGGAAACATTAATTCATACGCAAAAACACCAAATGATAACAATAGATAAAGAATTTCAAAAATTCAAAAAAGTAGCAGAATCATTTATTACATTTTCAAAAAAACAGTGTGAAAAAAAACCGCGAAAACCATGTGGGTTTGAACTTCCAGTTCTCATTTCAAATGATTTATGCGATTTTCTAGATATGCCACATGGCAGTAAGGTTGCAAGAACCGAAGTGACAAAATATATTATACAGTATATTTCAGACAATCAACTCACACATCCTGAAAAAAAAACAATGGTTGTTCCAGATGAAAAACTATTCAAATTACTTGGGGATGATACGGATCTATCCGGATTAACCAGATTTACTATGCAAAAATACATGAATCGTCATTTTGGTGCACAATAAAATATGCATATAGTATAGAGATAACCCATCATATATGAAAATGTTGACACTTATATCTTTTTTAGGATTATTTTACAGTAAAAACTCAAATACTTTTACGGCTTTTTTGAAAAATGCTCAAGTGAAATCTGGCGAAAGATACATTCCTTTAAAAACATATATGCAAGAAAATAATATTTCAAAAGACGATATTCATTTGGTGTACAAACATATTATAAATCGTAATGATTATTTAACACGATTTTTCAACACATCCTTACACATTCACCATGTTAATATTCAAGAAAATCCTATGAAGAAATCAAATCTAGATAATAACACGCTAGTAAATTATAAAAATATTATTAGGAATATTCATTTTCGCAATATCTTACAAAAAACAAAATCTGGATTAGATAATATTCAAACTTTCTTGGATGTTTTATTAGACCTTTATTTAAGGGAAATCATTGATTATAAAATATTAACACCTAGTGCAATCCATTATATTCGCGAAGGTCGTATCGGCAGCGTATTCTCTTCTTTTTATTTTCGCGCATCTATTATGAATCCATATTTAGTATATTCATTAAACCATACGTTATTAAAGGGACGAAATATTTTCACGCCAACATTAGGATGGTCTTCGTATGCTTATGGATTTGCAGAATGTCCTTTTACAAAAGAATATGTAGGTGTAGATGTAATACCAGATGTATGTAATAAAACAGCGGATTTCATGAATAGATATCCCCAAATAAATAGTAAGATTATATGCAAACCATCAGAAGATTTACTTGCGGATGCTACATTTATGAAAAGATATTCTCGCCATTTTGATACGGTTTTTTTCAGTCCGCCATACTATGAATTAGAAATGTATCCGGGTACAAACCAAAGTACAAGACGATATAAGACATATGAAGATTGGTTGCAGGGTTATTGGTACAAAACAATACAATTGTGTTATCATGTTCTTGAAAATGGTGGGATATTATGCTATATTTTGTCTTCTGGGGGAGGGCGATCACAAACCAATATTTTAGAAGATATGAATCGTATTACGAAACAGTTTTTTACTTTAAAGAGTATTTTACCCATGTATAATAAAAATGTGCATGTTACTTCGCATCGGCAAACAAGCGAAAAAATTATGATTTTTATGAAATCATTGCCAAAATAGGGATAAATGCAATGGATAAATGCAATGGATAAATGCAATATATAATTTATGAATGAATAATCATTCATAAATTATTTTTTTTCAATGAAAGAGAGAATATTCAAAAATTTACATATTTTTCTAAAG